CAGGCGGTTGCCATAGTCCGTCAGCGGCAGTTCCTCGAACACAACATAGGCGGTGCCGCGGTAGGACGGAGTGTTGGCCGCACCCATCTTCGCGGCGATGAAGGGATCGGCGGTCTGGTTTTCATCGCCCGGATACCAACGCCAGGTGATGCCGGCGGTGTCCATAAGCTTGCCATCGGCCCAGATGCGGCCAATGCCGGTGATCGGGCCTTCACAGAGCGCCACGGCAAAGCTGGCATAATAGAGATATTCGGTGGTCCGGACCTTGCCACCACCGCCGCCCTTGCCACCGCCCTGTGTGGTGGTCCTGGTCTCCTCGCGGAAATCCGTCGCCCAGATGATGTTGCCGCCGATGCGCATGCGGCCATAGAGCCGTGGAATGACGGCTCCTTCGGTCGATGAGGTGATGCGCAGCGTATCGAGCCGTGGCCCTTCGATGCGTTGGGTGGGCGCCAGCGATGAGATGATCCAGCTGTCGACGACCGAACCCACGGTCGAGCCAATGAAGCCGCCGATGGTGGCGGCACTGACACCGAGGATCGTGCCGCCGATCGAGCCGCCAATGGCAGCGCCGGCAACGCCGAGGACAAGGGTGGCCATGGATCAGGATTTCTTCTTGTGGCGGGGGCTTGCCGGCCGTGGAAACAGGAAGGCGAAGGCGATGCGTCGCCGCCAGGATTGCGTGAGCAGTTCCTCGATCACACCGAGCCGCTCATAGGCGTGGATGAAACTGCCGCCTTCGGCCAGGATGCCGACATGCTTGGCGATGGCGCGGCGCTCCATGCGGAAGATCAGCAGTGCGCCGGGACCCGCATCATCCGGCGCAATCTCGATCATCGCGCCACGTGCGCCCTCGGCCAGCACTTCGTGTGGTCCGGTCTCGCCCCAGTCGCGGCTGTAGGGCGGGATCACGAACGGCTCGTCGCCCACGACCTCCCGCCAGACCCCGCGGGCAAGGCCGAGGCAGTCGCAGCCGACGCCCCTGAGGCTTGCCTGGTCGTGATAGGGTGTGCCGAGCCAGGCGCGCGCAGTAGCAATGACCGTTCTGGCAGCGGCCGGTTTCACAGCACCGCTCCATCATGGCCGCCATCGCGCGTCGCATAGCGCAGCACGGCATCCTGGCCGGGGATGTGCGGGAAGCCGCGGAAGTGGACGACGTTGGAGAATTTCGCCGAACAGGTGGCGAGCCGCTTGTCGCAGCCGGCACGGACGACGAAGGCGTCCGTTTCGGCAATCGGCCGCACCGGGGCTTCGAGCAGCGTCAGGATGGCGATGCCGTCCGTCACGTCATGGCTCAACACTTCAGTCCGGCGCCCGGCATTGGCGCCGCTGGTCCATGTCACCGTGCCGAAGCCGAACCAGCCTGCCGCAAAGCCGCCAAGTCCCGAAGCCGTGAAGGCGCGGTCGCGCAGCAGGTCGATCACGGTACCGTTGCCCTTGAAGGCCGGCGCATCGAGATTGATCCGGCAGCGGGTATCGCCAAGTTCGGCATCGCAGGTCGCCTGGAACATGCGGCCGACGGTCTGGCCGAGCACATGCGCCTGGCTGCGCATTTCGGCGACGAAGGCAAGCCGCCCGCGCCGGATCTGGCCGATGGCGCCACGGCGTAGCAGCACGCGTTGGCTCGGATCCTGCCAGTTCACCCGCCAGACCTCAACCTCGGCATTGTCCCAGCGGCCGTCGAGAATGTCGGTTTCGGTGATGCGGTCGGAGGACAGCACACCCTGCGCATCCTGCGCATCGACCGAGAGGTCCGAACCGGAACGCACCTCGGAAGCCGTCAGCCCGCTTTCCGGCTCGAACGTGGTGCCGTCGAACTGGAGCGCCCGGTCATGATCGGTGAAGCCAAAGACGACGCCATCTGCACGGGTGATGCGCCAGCACCAGCCGAGCGTCGTCGTGCCCTCGTCGAGATGGGCCTGCAGTTCAGGGGAAAGGTTCTTCATTCTCGCTCACCGACCATCACGACCGCGCCGTCCATTTGACAGCCAGGTCCTTGAGCGTGTGGCCGCCCATGTAGAGGCCCATGAACCAGGCAGTCAGCGTCATCATGGTGGAGAGATCCACGGACGCCGCGATGTCGGAACCGAGGGCGGCATCGGTGATCGGCACCAGCACCAGCCGAAACAGGAAGAGAAAGCCGAGGAACCACATCCATGCGGGGCGCCAGGCCCATGTCCACCAGCTTTCGCTCTTGTCCAGCTTGGCCAGCATCAGCCGGTTTGCCTCGCGCTGCTGTTCGACCCATGCGGTGACAAGCTGAGGTGTTTCCGCCTCGGTGGCGACCACCGCCGCTTCTAGGTCCTTGGCAGGAACGGAAGGCAGATCGTCGGGCAGCACGCCGGCCTTGCCGGCAATGGCGTCGATGACCATGCCACCAATCTCGCCGGCTGTGCCGCCGACATGCTTTTCCAGCAGTTGCTTGATGATCGGTGCGCCAACCTTTGCCGCGACATCGATCAGAATGGAGGCGAGGACGGCGCTCATGATGCGACCCTTTCCGCTTCGGAGGCATAGGCTGAGGCGCGCTGACGGTGGATGATGGCGCGGATGATGAGGATGGCGGCGACAACCGCCCCGGCCGCCAGCAGACCGCCCAGCACCCAGCCGGCGATCTGGTTGGCATGTTGCGGATTGAAGAGTGCGTCGCCGCTCCCCGCAGTGGTCGCGGTACCTGCCGTGCCGGCACCGACGGTCTGCTTCCTGGATGTGGAACTGGCGGCCGTCGCTTCCTTCGCCAATTGCTCGCGGGTCTGAGCAGGACTCGCCGTTCGTGCCAATGCCCACGCCACACCCTTGGCCTCGATCTCGGCAACGCGCCGCGACCAGCCCCGGCCAAAAGTCTTCCAGATGGCGAGCGCGCGCATGAAACCGAGACGCCGGGCGCAGAGCTTCTTGACCGTCTCGTGATCGGGGCCGCCGATCGACGCCATCAGCCATTGTTTCGCGCGTGCGGGACCGGAGTTCACCCCGGCATCGAAGGTGGCGAGATCGACACCGGCAACGAGTCGATCGCCGCCGACCGGCTCCCAGTATCCGGCACGGTAGATCGCCTCGACGTCCTTTGCCGGAATGTTGCGCAGTTGGGACTTTGTCGCGCCCGGCCGGAAGCGGCGATAGGTGGCGAGCGTGATGCCCTTCATGGTGGCGCCGCCGGGATCGGAAGGATGATCCGACCAGCCGCCCTCGTAGCCCAGCGTCACCGCCAGGCAGCTTTTGAAATTCCCGTTCATGGAATTACCTCAGGAGAAAGACGATCAGGATGAGAAGCGCGACCACGGTCCCGATGCGCAGGCGATGGACGAAGGTCTCGCGCGGATCTGGGCTGTCGCAACGCAGCTGGCGGGCAAGGCGCAGGAGCTCACGCATCGTGATCGCCTCCCTTCGAACCGCGCAGCCGGGCGAGCGCGACCTCGATGAAGGCAGGACCGAAGACGCCGACGAGATAGGCGGCGGACCCCGCCGCGCCGCCGGCCGGGATCGCTTCGGCCGGCAGTCCGAGCCATCTGGTGACCAGCGCCATGGAAAAACTGCCCATGCCGGCGGCAATGATGCCGCCGAGCAGGATGTGGCGCAGGGCATCGCGCAGCCGCATCCTTGTGGTGAGCGCATTGGTGGCGCCGCCAAGCGCACCCCAGGCGGCAAGGATCACCGCTGTCGAGACGCCAAGATCGCGCAGCACACCAGCGATGAAGCCGGGTTCATCGTTCATCTTCGGATCTCCACAAGGGGAATGGAGGTGATCGAGCCGAGCCGCTCGAGATCGAGGGTGATGTCGAGCAGGTCGGTGTCGAAGCGGACTGGCACGTCGAATTCGAAGCCGGCGGTGACGGCGACGCCCGCAGCGGGCGCCGTGCTGAAGGTGATGAGCCCGGTTGCAGTGTCGACCGACCAGCCGGAGGGCTTGGGTGTACCGGCGAGCGCGATCCTGACGCTGCCCGCGACGGGTTTGCCGATGCTCCGCACCCAGCTCTGGCTGCCAGAGCTGTAGCGCTTGACCAGCTGGAACACCTTGGTGCTGCCGTCACCGGTGCCGATCAGCTGATCGGTGGCC